AGTTCCTATATGCATTTCATAATAATCCCCAGCGTGAGCAGGGTATATAGTCTTATTATTTGGACCATAAGGACCATAATTACCACAGATATAAGAGAAGAAATCTCCACCATTCTTTTTAGTAATCTTTATATTTGACTTACCACTTTCTCCAGCAAAATCCAAGAATGTAAAACGCATACTCTCCACAGGTCTTCCTGAAATAGGGTCTATCTCTGTGCCGATATTTCTGTTATCGTATAACGGATTGTGTACTAATCTTAAAGAACCACCATTTGTCAAATTGTATTGTACAAATTGCATTCCATAAGATAAACCATTTTGCGTATAATCTGATTTCACTTTGTCTGTAAATACTTCAATATTTCTAACCATACCACGTTTTTCCATTAAGTCAGAAACTGCTTTATGAAACTCCATCATACCATATTCACCAGTAAAGGCAGTAATGTTTCTACCTGAACTGCCAGGAGCTATTCTTCCATAAAATATATCCATAAGGTATTGGTCTAATAGATTAGTAGTCAGCTTATTATAATATTCTATATGACTATCTTCTAATTGTTCTTGTATTCCTGGTCCAGCTTGATAAGGTCTTCCATTATCTTGATATACATCTCCTGTTCTTCCATACCATCTTGAATATTCTAATTCTTGATACCATTGTTTAAAAAACTCTACATCGGCATATCTAAGCCAAGACTTTTGCATATTACCATTACTATCAGGAATTGCTACACGTAATACTTCAGTGGAGGCATAATCTGTAATTCTGTGTTGTTTACGAAATTTAGAAAGTTTATTACGGAAAGCAATAGGCATTGCAAATTGAGTAGAACCTCCTTTTTCCGCAGCCTCTCCTGAAATAGAATAGCCTTTTACCCAATGTTGTCCTGATTTTAGGTATTTTACAGGCAAAAACTCTTGGTCATCAGTAGTCATCAGCTGGACAGTATACACAAAACCATCTCCATGTCTTGTTGGACCATCTACAATTACACAAAGGTATTTCTTAGCTGAAGTACCTGGACTTATAACATCTGATGTTTTATACCAATTTTCATCTAATTTGATTTTAAAACGTGTTTTGTGTTTGCCTGGCGTAGTATTACTTGAAGGCTCTACATTTTCCATTACCACAAGAGGTCTTGTGTCTGCACCTTTCATTTCCCATTCCCATTCTGTACCATCAATTTTGATTTCACCACCACTTATATTTTTAAGCATAGAAGATAATGGATTATTGCAATAATAGTTTTGTGCTGAAAACAAAGTATCTATCTTGCTTATTAGTTTATGAGGTGCTATCATTAAGGCTTTACCTAAATGGTTTACATCAGTTAAGTTAGCATGCCATTGTGCTTCTTTAGTAATTAGTTTACTTACATTTGTACTCATTTTCTTTAATTTTAAATAGTTTCTTTTTCATTTTGTATCTTTAAAAGTAGTCGGCTAATGATTTTACTTGAGCTGTACTACCTGTTGACTTAATAAAGTTAGAAGATTTGTTTCTTCTTAAATTATCTTTTACTTCTTTAGCTAACTTTGTTTTAGCTATTGTTTCTATGTTGGAGAAGTTAAAAGTCCCATCTTGGTTTCTGTTTCTCAATAGTTTAGCTAATTGTAATGCTGTTGTTTGGTTAGCCATAGCCTCATATATATCTTTATGAAATTCAGAAATAACCCCTCCGTTTTCTAATTTTATTCTTTTGTCTAAAAGATAAGAAGGAAGTTCTTTTTTGTCTTTTAGGTCTAATTTAAAACCTTTGATTTCTTCAGTAGTTTTAAGTTCTTGTGTTAGACGTAATTTCTCTTCTTTTATCCTTTGCTCTTCTTCTCTTTTCCTTTGACTTTGCTCTGTGAGTATTCTTTTTTCTTGTTTTTGTTGTCTTTCTAAAAACTTCTCAAACTTTACTTGTGAGATACTCTCTAACTTCCCTGTATCTTTATAGTATTCTATCAGTGAGTTTATTTCTTCTTCAGAATTACCTTCTTGCTTCATAACATTTCTAATAACAAACTCTTGGTTTTTTTCATCAGATAAATCCAAGTTTTTGTTTATAGGAACTTGTTTTGTCTTAGCTAAGTTTTCAAAAAGGTTATCTAAGTTACCTCCGTCTTTAGCATACTTTACTATTTGTTTTACTATATCAGGTAGGTCTGTAAATAGTTCTTCTACTCTACTTTCAATAGCTTCTTCAAACTTATCTTCTAATAATTCACTTGCTGTATCTTCATCAAGTTCTTGATTTTCTTCTAACTCAAAATCTATAAGACCTTTTTCTTTGAGTAAATTTACAGCTGAAATAACATCAGAGTTTACTTCTTCTTTGTCAGTTGGTGCAGGTTCTTCTGATAATTCATCTTCATCATTAAAAATATCAGGTGTTAGGTCTTGTTCATCTTCTATCACTTTTTCAATTACACTCTGAGCATCTGTTTTAACATCTTGAGGAGCATCATTAAAAAAATCATCAGGGACTTTGGTGTCATCCCATTTAAATATTTCGGTGTTTGTGTCCATAATTTTATTATAACTATGTACAAATTTAGATAAAGGGTTTTAAGGTTTTTTATATAAAAATTCTTTTTTATACAAAATAGGTAACAAATCAGCTATAAGTATTATGATTTGATATTTTGAAATAAATAGAGTATACATTATGAGAATGTGCTTTGAGAAACGTACTTTTATCTTTTACTATACTTGAGAAGTAGTTAGTATGCAAATTAAAGTATTAAAGAGAAAAGAGTATTACCTACGAAGATAGAGTACATAACTCAAATGATTACACTATTCTCGTATAAAATACTCGTAATAAATTCTCGTGGAAAATTTTAGCTGATTTTTTCCGTGATACTATTCTCGTGGACAAAAAAAATGATGTTTTTTTTCTGTGATATTATATAGAAAATCCATTTTTCTTTATAACACTATTTTATAAAAATGTCTAAAAGATGTTTATTTAAACTTCCTCATTATAACTCTCTTCATAATCTTGATTATATTCATCTTCATATTCATTTTCATATTCATCTTCCTCATAGTCTTCTTCTTGATTTTGATATTGAGGCTCTTGACTTTGTTGCCGTAACATTTCTTCTTGATTTGGGTTTTGCTTCTCAGGGTTTTCTTCTTGTTGTCTTTGCTTATTCATTTGTCTATACTGGTCTGCAACCTCTAAGAAATCATTTACATTGTTCTTGTTATTATCCAAGTTAGGGTTAAAACTCATACCCGTAATACTGGCTTTAGCAATTTCTGTTTCCCTTCTTTCTGTTTCTCTTAAAACAATAAGCTCTTTATCCATCTGATGTTTCTCTTTCAAGAACTCTCTTTGTGCTTTACTTTCTTCTTGTTGTGCTTGTATCTGTTGCTGTTGTTGTTGTTGTTGTCTTTGATTTCTTTCTGTTTCAGCAAGTTTTAATGTTTCTTCCATTTCCACTATATTATCTTGTCTCAAAATACCTATTAAATCCGATAATTCTATCATTTGATTTTGCATAGCGGCGTGTGCTAACTGCTTAATAGTCTCTTTAGTCTCTTCTGTTTTAAGTGAAGAAGCAACAAATATTCCAAGAGTAGAATTATCCAAAAGTCCTGTATCAATAGTCAGCATTTGTTGAGACATATCATCTAAAAAATAAGCAATTTTCTTCTTGTCTGTATTGCTATAACACACTTTTGCTGTTTCTATAAGTGCTTGTAACACATTTCTTTTTACGTGGTTATGAGTTTCAAAATACCATTCTAAGATATAAGAAGACTGAACTAAGCTTTGCCTTGTATTACTCACTGCTTCTTGTGGTGCTATTTGTCCTTCTACTTGGTCTGTAATACCTACACTTCTACCTGCTTGTTGCCGTAAATACTCTGCTATCTCCATATATTTCTGAATGTCAGAAGCCAAAGACAGGTCTATAACTTTAGCAATAGTATTCACATCATTATAATGTGTACCCTCTTCATTAGGGTCATACCACATATATGGTGTACTTTCCATAAAATATTGCCACTTCTTAATA